TAACGTCGCAACGTTGAACATGTTGGGCTATCTTTCAAATTTGCGTGTCGTAAACGGCACAGCAGTTTACACGGGTCCTTTCGTGCCACCAACAGCCCCGGTAACAGCGGTCTCCGGCACACAACTGCTAGTCAATGGAACCAACGCAGGCATCTTTGACAACACAACGGTCAACGACCTAGAGACAATTGGCAGCGCCCAGGTAAATACCACCATTGTCAAATATGGCACGGGGTCGATGTACTTTAATGGCCTTTCAGACGCCCTAATTATGGCCAGCCAGCCGGCAATCACGTTTGGCACGGGTGATTTTACGGTTGAAGGTTGGGTGTATTTTGCTGGTGCTCCTGCATCAACGTTCCATAGTCTGTATTCCACCCTTGTACAGTTGGCAAGCCCTGGCGATCACGGTGTTTTAATTCGTGCAAGCACAACAAAACTGATAGCGATCTTGCAAGCCGATAACGCAACCACACTTACTTTGACTTCAACTAATAACGTCACGACGGGCCAATGGTATCACTTTGCGCTAACTCGGTCTGGCACTACGGCGCGTTTGTTCCTCGACGGAACCCTTGAGGCCAGCGGTACGTCGTCGGTAAATTTTTACGAAACCGCACAAGCGCTTGGTCGTGTATATGCCACATCAACGGGCACAACGCAGTATCTTAACGGATACCTTGACGACGTGCGAGTCACCAAAGGTGTGGCTCGCTACACGGCCAACTTCACCCCGCCAGCAGCGGCGTTTCCCAACTTCTGAGGTAGACCATGCTAGTAGCTGAAGTTATTGACGGAGTTGTGACCAAGGTGGCTGATTGCCGGGAGCTGTGCGAGTGGTATCCCCCGACGGATGAGCAGCTCAAGGATCGGAATTTGGTGCGCGTAAACCTGTTTCGAGAGTATGATAGTGAGACGCAGCGCCTCGTGCCCTGCGATCCCGTGCTGGAGGGTGACTGGGTGTACATGGTTGCTGTGGAAAACACTGAGTCACCGCCGTCGTAGAACCAGCAGTTATTTGGATTTTTGGCCTTTTTTCGATAAGGACACACCATGTCAACTTACTCTCCTGATTTACGGATAGAGCTGATCCCCAACGGTTCTCAGGCTGGCACCTGGGGAACCACGACCAACGACACGCTCGCGTACGTGATTGACCCCGCCATCTCGGGGTTCCAAACTGTGGCGGTCTCGTCGGCCAACCAGGCATTGACGTACGTCAGCGGTTCCACTGCAACGGCGTCAGCCAACCAGTCAATCTACGCTTCGCTGGCTTTTACTACCAGCACCGGCGCCAACTTCGCCGTCTATGCGCCGCCCAACCCCAAGCAGTACGTTCTCTGGAACAACAGCTCATACGTACTGACTATCTATAACAGTACGATTATCGGTAATACGACGGCTGCTGGTACAGGCGTGCAGGTCCCGGCGGGTAAAAAACTGCTGGTGTTCTCGGACGGAACCAATTTCTACGCTGTGGACGCGGGCAGTTTGACATCAACAGTTCCCGTCGCCAACGGCGGTACGGGCGTTACGACTTTGACCGGGGTTGCTTACGGCAACGGCACATCTGCTTTCACGGCAGCAACAGGAGCGCAGATCGCGTCCGCTATCGGATCTACAGCGGTTACCAATGCCACGAACGCAACCAATGCCACGAACGCAACCAACGTGGTGAGCGGGGGCACAATTGCCAGCAACGTAACGGCAACCACGCAAAGCGTTGGCACCAACAACACAACGATAGCAACAACGGCTTTTGTGTTGGCAAACGCAGTTTCTGGTGGAACCTCATTCCAATTCTTTTCAACGAGCGGAACGTTTACAGTTCCGGCTGGCGTCAATTCGATAAAAGTCACTGCGTTTGGTGGCGGTGCTGGCGGATCGGGTGGCAGCGCCCAATATACAGGTAATCCTTGTGCAGGCACTCCTTCTTACCCCGGAGTAGCAGGATTTTATGGGGGCAGCGGGGGCAGTGGCACTGCGGTTGTTACAGTGACCCCAGGCGCTACCTACACAGTTACCGTTGGTGCTGGTGGTAGTGGTGGAGCAGGAGGCCAAAGCGCCTCTGGAACTATTGCAGGTGGTGTTGGCACTTCAGGAGGCACCACCAGTTTTGGTGCGCTGGTAACTGCCACAGGTGGTTCTAGCAGCAATACTGCTGTTGGTACTAATGGAACCTTCACTACCTCGGGAACAATACTTCTGAGAAATTCTGTTATTTCCACGGGTGGTGGTAGCATCGGTGGCAATGGCGCCCCCAACGGTATTTACGGTGGTGGTGGCGGCGGCGGCGGCGGCTTTAGCACTGGCGGTGGCGGCGGCGGCGCCTTGAGCAGTGGCGGAGTAGCAGGCACTGTCTATGGAGCGGGATCTGTTGGCTCCGCTGGTTCTCCATCCACCGGCCCTAGTGGTCATAGTGGTGGAGCAGGCGGAGCAGGAGGAGGCCCTGCGGGGGGCGCCGGTGGTGCCGGGCTACCTACCAACGGTTCTACTATCGGCGGTGGTGGTGGCGGTGGCGGTGGCACTGGTGGTGTTATTGTAGAGTGGTAATTTGAAAGAAAGAATATGAAAAAAGCCTTAATTAGCCCCAATGAAAGTGTGAGTTATATTAGTGCTTGGATACCCAATCCAGACCCAACAAGCTCACAACAGTATGTTCCAGAATTTACAACCATTGTAGATGGTGCCAGAGTGGCCGAAGTGGTGGCCAATGGATCCGAATTTCCCATTGCTCCTCCGTTGTTCTGGGACGACTGTGCGGATGATGTTGTGGCTGATAAATGGTATTACAACACGGAAACCATGGCAATTATACAGATACCAGCAGCGCCGCCTTACCCTAGCACAGGAACGACTGGGACTCAAACCGTATGAAGCAACTACTCCCGTACCACAGTTTTATGTATGCGGGGGCGCAGATCAATGTCTATCACGCAGACAAGGGTGATGGGTTGCCAATGCACCAGCACAACTTCAACCACGCAAATGTGTGCCAAGTGGGTTCCTGCGTTGTTCGCGTTAAAGGCAAAGAGATTGTGATGAATGCGGAAACCCAGCCGCTGGACCTCCCCGCCGACATCCCGCATGAGATCGAGGCGCTTGAGGACGGCACGGTTTTTGTGAACATCTTCAAAGAGGGTAGCTACTAATGTGGACCCGATCACCATTGGCCTAGCGTTTGCCGGAGCCAAAGCTGCGGTAGCCACCATCAAGGAGGTTATCAAGCTCGGCAAGGACACCAACGAGATAGCCCAGAGCATCGCTGGCTATTTTGACCAGAAGGCAGTCATTGAGAAAGCCGAGGCGGTCAAGGAGCGAGAGAAGCGTGAGGCGCTGTGGGACAAGGCCAACGGGGTCAAGCCCAAAAAGACAGACGCTGAGCTGACCGCTGAAGCGTTTGAGGTAGTTCAGAAACGGCGGGAGCTGGAGCGGCATGAGTACGAGCTGTACGAAATGCTGGTGTGGTCTGGCCAGGGGCAGCTCTGGGACGACATGGTCAAGACCCGGGATGAGATGCGAAAGCAGATTGCCAAGGAAGAAGCCGAGGCGGTCAAGCAGAAGATCATTGACGCAGCCAAAGCGCAGGACCGCAAGGACATGATCCAAGACATCCAGCTCTCAGTGGCAGTCATCGCGGCGTTTGGTTTGGCGATGTACTGGCTGGTGCAGTGGGGGATTTCAAAAGGACTGTGGAGATGAGTGAGCAGGACAAGACACTGGGGGTGTTGGACCGCATACTGACGTATGTGGATAGTCCGTTCAAGCTCATCGCCCTCTTGGTCATGTTCGTCTTTGGGTTCTGCGCTTGGTTTGTTTACAGCCACCAAGAGCTGTTGGTCGGGGCCTACAAGGAAAGCCAGAAGCTACCCAGCATCAATGAGTCCCGGGTGGACGACGCAGCGGCAATCCTCTTCAAGTACGGTGGTGCACAGACTGTGGCCATCTTCAAGGTAAACCCGTTATTTGGCACCCGGGTCTTGTACCGGGCGTATACGAAGGAAGGGCGCGACAAGCGCATGGAGGGCATCGATGTCGGTCTCTTTACCCAAAATCCAAACAACAACGCAGATGTTGTACGCCTTATGGCAGGAGAGACGCCATGCAGTGATTACGCAAAGCCACAAAGCGAAGTCGGCCTGTGGTACGTCGAGGCTGGTGTCACCTACGGTTGTCGAATCTCTGTACCACCCGACGCAACACGTTTCATCGGTCAAATTACCGTCGGGTACAAAGATCGACCTGAGAGCGTAGAGGATGCCCAGTCCATGCTGCTCATTGCTTCATCAATGTTAACCAAAAAGAGTTACTAATGCTGACACTATTTTCTACCCTGATCTCGTTTTTGATGGGCGGCTTGCCTAAGATTCTGGACTTCTTCCAAGACCGCAGCGACAAAAAACATGAGCTGGAGCTGGCCCAGATGCAGATCGCCCGGGAGCTTGAGATGCGCAAGCTGGGGTTTGAAGCCCAGGAGCGGGTCGAGCATGTCCACACCCAGCAGCTTGAGATCGAGACCAAGTCCAACGAGAAGGTGTCCCTGATTGCCGCCCAGCAAGCCGAGATGCAGGCTATATACGCCCACGATACGGCGCTCAACGAAGGCACCAGCCAGTGGATGAAGAACCTACGTGCCAGCGTACGCCCGGTGATCACCTACGGGTTTTTCTTCCTGTTGGTCGGAATTGATTGCGCCCTGATATACCACGGCCTCAGCACCGGCGTTGGGTTCCAAGACATGGCCGACCAGTTGTGGGATGACGAGACCCAGGCGCTGTTTGCCAGCATTATTGCGTTCCACTTCGGCGGTCGGGCATTCGGCAAATGAACGTCAGCCCCCAAGCCGTGGCCATGATCAAGCACCATGAGGGTGTAAGACAAAAGCCTTACCGTTGCCCGGCCAAGCTCTGGACAATTGGCGTTGGACATGTGTTGTACCCGGAGCAGGGGAAGTTGCCCATCGACCAGCGGGATGGGTTTGCCTTGAAGATCGAGGATTTCAGGATCTTCAGCATGGAGGAAGTTGATGGAATACTTCGCGCAGATCTGGCTCGCTTTGAGCGAGGGGTTCACACCTACATCACTGCTCCTCTTACACAAGGCATGTTTGATGCTCTTGTGTCTTTCAGTTTTAACGTCGGTCTTGGAACACTCCAGCGTTCGACGCTTCGTCAAAAGCTCAATCGCGGGGACAAAGAGGGCGCAGGACAGGAACTATTGAAGTACTGCATGGCTGGTGGCAAAATACTGAAAGGGTTACAAAACCGTCGACTTGACGAACGCGCCCTGTTCATGTCGTAGGAGTCCAGATGCCCTTACAGAAGCTTCAGTTCCGACCGGGTGTCAACCGGGAATCAACCACGTTGGCCAACGAGGGCGGTTGGTTTGAGTCCGATAAGGTGCGGTTCCGTTCCGGCTATCCTGAGAAGATCGGCGGCTGGGTAAAGGATGCTGGCGTGGTCACCGAGCCCGCTGTGCCGCCTACTGGCATGTTCTGGGGCATCTGCCGCTCCATGTGGAACTGGGTGTCCTTGAACGGGTTCAACCTGTTGAGCCTTGGTACCAACCTGAAGTTCTATATTCAGAACGGGGTCGGTGGCAACATTAACGATGTGACGCCGCTGCGTAAAACTACGCTGGCAGGGCAGGTGACCTTTGCCGCTACGTCAGGCTCAAACATTGTCACGGTTACCAACTCGGGTTGGGGTGGCAACACGGGCGACTTTGTAACGTTCAGTGGAGCGGCCTCTCTGGGTGGCAACATCACGGCTGCCGTCCTCAACAGCGAGTTCCAAGTCACGTACATTGGTCCAAACACCTACAGCATCACGACCAGCGCAACGGCTAACGCCAGCGACGTTGGAAACGGTGGGTCGCTTACAGTCGCCCAATACCCAATTGCCTCGGGCGCAGATGTCTTTGGCGCCGTCAACGGTTGGGGCGCAGGTACTTGGGGCGGCGTTGTGGCTTCTCCCGGAACAAATACTGGCTGGGGCGAGGAAGCTGCGTCTGGCATCAGTGTTCAATTGCGCACATGGAGCCAGTCCAACTTTGGCCAGGACTTGGTGTTCAACCCCCGTGGCGGTCCTATTTACTACTGGGCGTTCAACACGGTTGTCCCAACGCAATTTAACCGGGCTGTGCAGCTGACTCAGCAGACGGTAACTTTTAATATAGCGACTTCTGAAGTCACCCTTGCTAGCTACTTGGCGGAGGGTACTGGTGTTTCGTTTACAACCAACGGAACGCTCCCGACTGGGGTTGTTGCGAACACTCCGTACTACCTTGTTTCTACCGCTACCCCGTTGGTCTACACGCTTTCCTCAACTGTTGACTTGCTAACACCTGTCACCATGACCGGCTCCACGACGGGGGCAAGCTACATGCGGGTGGCCAACGCGCCATCCCTCTGCAACTACGTCATGGTGTCTGACGCCTCTCGCTTTATTTTGGCATTTGGCGTTAACGACTACGGATCGACCACGCAAGACCCGATGTTGGTGCGCTGGTCCGACCAAGAAAGCCCCAATGTGTGGACGCCGTCCATTACCAACCAAGCGGGCAGCTATCGACTGAGCCGGGGGTCGCAGATTATTACGGCCATTCAGACTCGTCAGGAAGTATTGGTGTTGACCGATGCAGCCATTTATTCCATGCAATATCTTGGAGCGCCGTACGTCTGGGGCGTTCAAATCATGGGAGACAACATCTCCATCTTGGGCCCCAACTGCGTTGCTACGGTCAACAACATCACGTACTGGATGGGTGTCGACAAGTTCTACATGTATTCCGGTCGAGTGGAAACCCTTCCATGCACCTTGCGTCAGTACGTCTATGACGACATCAATACCACGCAGGGCTTCCAGGCGTTTGCCGGAACCAATGAGGGCTATAACGAAATCTGGTGGTTTTATTGCTCTGCTTCTTCTTCCACGGTAGACAAGTACGTTGTGTACAACTACTTGGAACGCACTTGGTATTACGGCACGCTGGCTCGCAGTTCTTGGCTGGATAGCCCGCTGCGCTCGCAGCCGATGGCCACCCCTTACGCCGGGTCAAACGGCCAGCTGGTGTACCACGAGACGGGTAATGATGACGGCACAACAAACCCGGCGTCCCCCATCACTGCTTACGTGCAGTCCTCGGACTTTGATATTGGCGACGGCCACAACTTCGGTTTTGTGTGGCGCATGATCCCTGACATTACGTTTGACGGCTCGAACGTCAACAAACCCCAGGCCAACTTTACTGTGCGCCCACGGCAGTTCCCCGGCACCAACTATGGCACGTCGGACAACCCGGCAGTCAAGAGCACGCAGAATTACGCAGGCCAGCAGTCCTATAACGTGCAGCAATTCACCGAGCAGGTCTATGTCCGTCTGCGTGGTCGTCAGATGGCGTTTCGCGTGGAGTCCACTGAACTTGGTGTGGCCTGGCAGCTGGGAACCCCGCGTATGGATGTGCGCCCGGATGGTCGTCGATGAGCAACTTGTTTGTTTATACCGAGCAAGACCTCAACAGGTTCGTTGCTCCGCGTCTGGCAGCCGCCCCGGTCGAGTACGACCAGCGGTTTATGGATCAGTACACCAACATCCTGCGCCTGTACTTCAACCAACTGGACAGCTTTAACAGCCAGCTGCGTACAACCGCATTGTCCCCCATCAATGATGGGTCGGCCATTTATTTCCCCAACGGGGCGTTTTCATCTTCGGCTTCACAAACGGCAGCCAGCACCACAGCGGCTTACGATATTACGTTTACTGACACCGACGCGTCTAACTACGTTTCGTTGGTAAGCGGGTATCAAGTAACTACTGCCAAAGCGGGGCGGTATAACTTTCAGTACAGTATTCAGTGCGCCAACCTGGCCAACTCCACGGAATCCATCGACGTTTGGTTTCTTTATAACGGCACCAACATACCGCGCTCCAACACCCGGATTGGTATGGCCGCCCGTAAGAACCCAGCAACGCCGTTCTATGCGGTAGGTACGGTGAACTTGCTTGTTGATATGGCCGCAGGGGACAACGTCAGCTTACAGTGGCATACCACAAATACCAGCGCGTTTATCCAGTCAGAGCCCGTGGCGGCTACCCCTACACGCCCGGCAATACCGTCCGTGATCTTCACGGCGACGTTTGTGTCAAAGATCTGAAAATGTTACGATTCAACCAATTTACAGGAGAACACCATGGGTACTGGTGTAGGTGAAGCCGCCCTGGCGGCGGAAGCGGTTGGGGCAGCTGAAGCTGCTACTGCGGGTGCTGGCTTTCTCGAAGGCATGGCAGGTGTCTCTGCGCTTGAAGGTGCGGGTGTTGCCGGTCTTGGTCTTGGCACGGGCGCGGGTCTTGGTACCGCGCTGGCGGGGGCCGGTGCTGGCGGACTAGGCGCACTGAGCCCTGCTTTCCAAACCGCCCTTGGGCAAACCGCCGCTGTTATGCCGGAAGTTGCAGCCCAGACGGCTCAGTTTGCCAACATGGGTGCTATGCCCGGCGTTGATGCCGCTTTGGGTGCGGGTCAGATTGGTGACCCTGCTTTGTTGGCCCAGCAATTTGGAAGTGGTGTTGCCAACGTAAATCCGGCAGCCCCTCTGTATGAGATGAATGCGCTAGAGACAGCGGATGTCATGAAGAACATCAGCCCGGAGTTCATGAACAGCTATATGCCCGACGCCACACAAGGGCAGGGGTTGTATGACCTGGAAGCTACAGATCGTAGTTTGGGAGCCGCCGGTATGGCCAATGAAGCCGCCGCTGCTGCACCATCGACACCAACTTCGTTTGATGCTTTTGGCAATGCTGTGCCTGCCGGAAGCCCGGCAGCAATGTCCGCAGACCCTACAGGCATGGCGCAAGCACAACTGGAGGCCAACACTGCCGCTGCCGCCAAATCCAGTTTCCCCTTCTCTAGCCCCCTGTCCTCCATCTACAAAATCTATAAAGAACAAGATCCGTTGACACAGGGCGTCATGAAGTACGGCGGTATGGGCCTTGGTGCACTGCAAGCCGCCAAATACCTGAACAAACCCCAAGGCGTGGCAGGTCCCGAGAAATACGACGGTCCGCTGTCCAAGTTTAGGTACAGCCCCGACACGTACACCCCGTATACGTATAAACCCTATGTTGCTGGCGGCCCGGTGGAAGAGATGTCCAACCGCAACGCTATCGGAGCCAATACGGGTTATCCCCAATCTGACATCCAGCAGGGTGCGTACGCTACGCCCTGGCAAACCCCCGTGTCACGCAATGTCGTGGCAGGTGCAGGAGATGTCGGCGTTGATCAGATGACGGGTATGGAGCGCATGGCGGGTGGCGGTATTGCCAACCTTGGCGGCTATTCTGATGGCGGGCGCCTGCTCAAAGGCCCAGGGGATGGCATGTCTGACAACATCCCCGCTACGATTGGGCGTAAGCAGCCAGCCCGTCTGGCCGACGGTGAGTTTGTGGTTCCGGCAGATGTTGTGTCTGGTCTGGGCAACGGCTCCACAGAGGCAGGCGCCAAACAGTTGTACAAGATGCTAGACAAGGTCCGCTCTGCCCGTACTGGCACCAAGAAGCAAGGCAAGCAGATCAAGCCTGAGAAGTACACACCCGCATGAAACTGACGGTTCAGCACGTCGACACAAACCACGTCCAGCAAGTCTGGCCGCTGGTGGAGCCTTTCCTGAACGACGCGCTGACCAAGGGCGTGGACTTCCCCGACTGGGCCGCTTGCTACAACATCCACCACGTCCAGCAATTTGTGACGGGCGGGCAGTGGCTTCTCTTGGTGGCAGCGGACGAAGAGAATAAAATCCAAGGGGCGGCCACCGTGTCGTTCATCAACTACCCCCTGCACCGTGTGGCGTTTGTCACCTGTATTGGGGGCAAACTGATTTCCAGTAAGGAGACCTTTGAGCAGCTCAAGGTAATCCTGAAAAGCCGAGGCGCTACGAAAATCCAAGGGTCAGGACGAGACGCCATCGTCCGGTTGTGGAAACGCTACAACTTTGAACCCCGCAACACTCTGGTCGAGGCATTGCTATGAACTTGCTCCAATCGTTTTGGAACCCGCTGGCTATTATTAAAAATTTCACCCTTTGGGGCGGAGGCAGCGGTGGTGGTGGCGGCCCGACTACGAGCACAACGCAGACGTCAAACATCCCCGAGTACGCCCGTCCGTACGTAGAGACCATGCTGGGCGCCACCCAGCAGCAGTTGTTCAACACTGCTCCCGGTCCCGACGGAACTACGCAGATTACCAGCGTCAAGCCATATCAGGCGTTTGGTGCGCAAGTAGACGGCGGTCAAGCGGGTCTTGGCCCCGGTGAAATGGCTGCGGCGCGTTCTGCCTATGCTCAATTTGACCCCCTGCAAAACCAGGCGTACCAGACGGCAAGCGGTTTGGAAACCGGCACTGCTATGCAAGTCGGTATGGGCGGCACGGCTGCTGGTACAGCACAAGCTCTGGGTGCGGGACAGCAATATGCGCAACAAGCCACAAACCCCTACGCCACTGCCGCCTACATGTCTCCGTACATGCAGAACGTGGTGGATGTGCAGCAGCGCGAAGCCCAGCGTATGTCGGATATTGCCGGTACGCAGCAGCGCGGTCAGGCAACACAAGCTGGGGCTTTTGGCGGCAGCCGTCAAGCCATTATGGAGGCCGAACGTCAGCGCAATCTGGCTACGCAACAAGGGACTATCCAGGCTCAAGGCTTACAGTCTGCGTTTGATCAGGCACGTCAGGCTCAGCAGTTTGGCGCCAATCTAGGTCTTCAAGGCGCCCAGGCAGGTATTGCAGGCGGCCAGCAGCTGTATGGCCAAGGCGCAGGCAACCTCGGTTTGCAGAGCCAGTACGGCGCTCAGAGACAAGCATATGACCAGAACGTGCTGAACCAGGCCATTCAGAACTACGCAATGACCCAGCAGTATCCGCAACAACAGTTGGCGTTTATGAATGCCCAGCTTCGCGGTCTGCCCATGCAGTCAAGCACGACCCAGTCGTATCAGGCCCCGCCGAGCTACTTGTCCCAGGCGGCAGGTTTGGGTATGGGCGCCTACGGCTTGAGCAAGCTGATGGGTAAGAAAGGCGGTCTGCCCAAAGACTTTGAGAAGAAAAAAGACGACGCCCCCAGCGGCTTGCAAGCCCTGGCCCTGTCGAAAATGTAAGGAACGACCATGGCAATGACCCCAGATACTAGAAGCATCCTGACGTCGCTCCGCTTTATGAAGGACTCGGAGTTGCAGCAGTATGCTGCAATGCACAAAAACGACCCATTTATCTTTCCGCTGGCGTTCCAAGAAAGCCAGATGCGCAAACAGGTGCGTGCGGAAGAACAGGCTAAGCAACAGCAACCCCAGGCAAAAGTAGTTGACCAGAATTTGGCAGCTATGGCTGCCGAGCCGTTGCCCGAGGACGTAGGTATTGCTCAACTCCCGGCTAACAACTTGCAAGGTATTGCTACCGGCGCCGCAGGCGGCATCGTGGCGTTTGATGACGGCGGTGAGGTGCCTGGTTACGCAGATGGTGTGGCTGTTAAAGATCCTGTCCAAAGATTTGCAAACCAGTACCGTGCAGTGGCTGAGCAGGTTGGCCAGCGTCTGGGCGTTGATCCCGGTGTTTTGATTGCTCAGTGGGGGCATGAGACTGACTGGGGCCGGAAGACAGTCGGTAAATACAACTTTGGCAACATCAAAGATGTGACCGGCAAAGGCCCAACCGCGTACGACAAGATGGAAAAGAGCAAGTCTTCTTACAAGTCTTACGACTCGCCAGAAGCATTTGCCAATGACTACGCCAGTTTAATTGAACGCAACTTTCCCAAGGCAATTGGGGCGGGCTCCGACGTCAAAGCGTTTTCTGCCGGGTTGCAAGAGGGCAAACGCGGGGCGTACGCAACGGACCCCAACTACGGCGCCAAGCTGGAAAAGACGTTTATGTCGATGATCCCTCCGGCACAAGCTGCTGCGGTTTCTGTAGACAAAGCCAGCGCCATCCCTGGGCAGAGCGTAACTGCTCCTGCCAAACAACCCGAGGGCGGGTTCATGTCTGCGGACAGCTTCCAACGTGGCGCTGAGGCGCTTGGTCTTTCGCGTGATGTTGGGCGTAATGTTTTCAACACGATGATGGCACCAACGCCGTTGGCCCCCGCTACTACGGTACCCAAAGCAGGGCCTGGTCTGCTTGCAACGCTGGGTGAGAAGACTTACAACCGCTTTGTTCCCGCCGCCGGTCTAAGCCCCGAGGGTATTGCAGCATTGCGTGCAGAGTCAGAACTGGCCCGCAAGATTACGCCTGAAGCACAGCTCCTACTGACCGGCCCCCAAGCCAAACTGCCTGGAACCACTATCCCGGTTACGCAAGCCGGCGAAGGTATTACCAGTCTGGTTCAGCCTGCTCGCATGGTACCGCCCGGACCGGAAGCTACACGCCTGGAACAAATGGCCGCAGCCGCCAATGCTCGCAAGGCTGCACAAGCCGCGCAGGGTGCTGAGACAGGCACCACAGCTACCAAAGCCGCTGGTCTGGCGCAAGATGTTGCCGCTGGTGAAAGCGCAGCTGAGAAGATTCAGAAGGCCTCGATGCTGCGTGAGGCAGAAGAAGCAGCGCGACTTACATCCGCAGCACAGACCGGCCAAGCTGCCAAGACAGGCGCTGGGTTAGTGGCTGCTGCGGCTACTGCCGCAGGCAATATGGGTATCGGTGCTCCGTTTGGTGACATTGATTTGGGTGCTACAGATGCAAGTCTGGGCGCCGCAGGCCGTGAAAACTTCTTGTCAAAAGGCGACACGGCTGAACTAAAAACTCTGGGCAAAGAAGCCGTCAAAGAAGCTGGCGGCAAGACTAAGGGTTTTACCGGAGACGACTTTATTGCAATTGGTCTGGGCATTTTGAGCGGGCAAAGCCCCAACGCCCTTACCAACATTGGTGAAGGCGGCCTCAAAGGCCTAGCCATGCGTCAAGCCCGCATCAAAGAAGAAGCCGACTCGGCCTACCGTGACGCTTTGGGCAAGTACTACACCGCTGGGGCCGAAGCAATTGAGCGTGGGTCAAAAGAGCGCGACCTTGTTGCCGCCGCAGAGAAAGCCGCGCATGATGCGTTTACGGCGTTGTCAAAAGACAACTTTGACTTGATGCTCAACCCCGCCGAGCGAACCAAGTTGTACAACCGCCTGCGCATGGAAAAGTTTATGCAATATGGGATTTCGCCTACAATGCTTGGAAGCGGTCCTGCTACGGGAGGACAGCCTCGATTCCTTGGGTTTGAGAGCAAGCCTCCTGAGTAAAATCTATGACAATCGCACGCTTTGAAATGCCGGACGGGCGGATAGCCCGCTTTGATGTACCCGCTGGCACTTCCCCGGAAGAAGCGCAGCGAATGATCAGCGAGATGCTTGGGTTTGAAACCCCAGCGGAACCGCCAAAAGCCAAAGAAGCTCCGACCATCGGAGGGCAGTTCAAAGAATTTGCCAAGGGTGTAATCCCCGGCGCCATCGGAATGGTGGAGTCAGCAGGCACGGGTATTTCTGCGCTACTGCCCGACCAGCAAGAGTTAATCGCACGCAACAAAATTCGCAGCCTAGCGGCTGCGGCACGCGAGCCGTTTACTGCCGCTCCCGGATACGAAGAAACCATTGGTCGTAAGCTAGGTGAATCCTTCGGCTCAGTAGGACCGTTCTTGGCGTTGGGCCCGCTTGGAGCAGCCGGACGCTTGGGTATGGCCGGACTGGGTGTAGGCGCTGGCGCAGGTGAAGCACGAGTAAGGGCCGAGCAAGAAGGCGCAACAGCCGACCAACGCAGCTTAGCCACGGCCTTGGGTAGTGTGGTGGGCGCAACAGAGATGTTTGCTCCGGCCCGGATTCTGAACCGTCTATCTGCACCTGTGCAGGCTGGAGCTGCGGCGGCAGTTCGTCGTGCGTTGTTGGCAGGTGGCGAAGAAGCTGCGCAAGAAGCCGCAGCTCAAATTGCACAGAACCTCATTGCCAAGGGCATCTACAAACCCGACCAGGCGATCATTGAGCAAGTTGGTGAGTCTGCTGCCTACGGCGGCGCTACTGGCGCGTTGGTTCAGGGTCTGCTGGACTTGGCCATCGGTCGTCGGGCTAAGCCTGTCACACCTCCTGGCCCCGTTGCCGGGCAACAACCGGCAGAACAAGCGGCACAACCGGGCGAGCAACCTCCCGAAGTCGTTCCCGGGACCGAGGCCATACCCGAGCCTACCCTGCGCCAACCACCTACACCCGCGCAGCCTGAGCCCAAGATTACGGCAAAAGCAGCCAAGGCCGAGGAAGCACGTGCTCGCAAGCTGGAGAAAGAGCAGCAAGAATATCTGCAACGCTACGCTTTGCTACAAGCCCAGCGCGATAAAGACACGGCTGAGTATGAGCGCATCAAGGCGATGACGCCCGAAGAGTATGCGTTGGAACAAGCCCAGGAAGTACCGGGCAAGACCAAAATGCCACGAGGCATGATGCCTGAGCCTGTGGGTACTCAGCCCATTACCCCCTACTCGGATGCCCAAAAGTTTGCCGCAGCGCAAGTCAAGCTAGCCCAGGACCGGGAACCCTACGCCGACGTTGGTAGCTACGTCGACTACATCCTGGCAAAGCCGGAGATGGCACGGGCGTTGGTTGCCGCAGGCTTACCGATCCCCGGCTTGACCCCTGCCCAGAGCCAACGTGTGCTGAATTCGTTGGAGTCCACGCTTACTCTTCAGGACAAGGCCGCCGCTAAAGAGGCAAAAATTGCCGGAAGCCAGGCTACGTTAGCGGCGCAGCAACGCCTGGGTCAGGTGGAAGGGGAAGAGCGAGCCGCCCTAGAAGCTCAACGTGCGGAGGCAGACAGACTTGCCCAGGAGGCGGAACAGGCCGACCAAGACGCACGCCGTGCACAACGCATCCAGCCCGAGGTTGAGGGTATCCGCCGCCTTGGACGTGTCCCAGAGGACAGCTTCTCCGAAGCCAACCGCATCGCCGCTGAAGAACGCCTGGCAAAACGCGACCATGAAGAAGCCGTGGTGGAGGCGCTTGTGGGTACGCTGCCGCGTGAGACAGGGAAGATCATGCCCGGTACGTTGTACCGTGGGCTTGGCGGTAAGAAAGCCAGCATCGACGACTTGCGTGCGCAGCTCAAGATAGCCCTGGCTACCAAGGATAAGGCTACTGCTCAGAATCTGATCCGTGAGCTGCGCAGTAAAGAGGACCTCGGTACCGATCTCACAGCCGATGCTGGCCAGGCTACGGCTGAGTTACAAGGCTTGCTAGGCACAAAACCAGCAGATACCGCCGCGCAAGAGAAAAAGGCGGTGTCCTATGCCGACACCCAGCGCATGCTCATGGTTGAGTTGGCCCGAGTCAAAGCCCTTGCTGGTCGTATTGGTCTGCCGGAAACCCAACGCGAGCGTGTCAGTGGCATCAAGGAGCAGTTTGCCGAGGCGCATGCTAATGAGATCAATGCTCGCCGTGCTATGTTTGGTCTGCCTGAGATGGCGGACTGGGAGCGTGGCGAAGCGCGTGCCCGAGCCATGGAGGCACTGAATACGCTGGATAACAACTGGGGGCAGTTCAACAACCCGGTTACTAGCGTGCGTCAGCTTCAGCGCATCGTGCGCAAGTCTACATTTGACAACGTCCTTGATGCCGCGCAGCGCTTTAACTTGGCCGAAGCCGCCAAGACCGAGCAAAAGAACGAGCCTCGCCGTGGCCAGCAGTTCTTCTTTGAAGACGAAGAAGGCAAGCGCATTGAAGGCAAGACGATGGAAACGCCTCGGGAGACTGGACCGCGTATTGCTGCCCCTGCCGAACTAGCTTTGCGTGGTGCGCCTCGTCGTGCTGCCGAGGACAAGCAAGATGCCCTAAACCTGATCGAGCAGGCGTTGTCTACGGCTGATCGCCGCACCCGTGCAGCACCGGCAGTGGGAGAAAAAGCCCCCGCCAAAGTGGGATCGCTGGCCGAGATGGCTCGTCTGTTTGAGCAGGACAAAACAAGTGGCAACGCTGCCAAGATGGACCAGGCGTCCATTGACTTGCTTGAGCGCCTGCGTGAAGCGCTGCCTGGTTCGACCGATCCTGAGTTTGCTAAATTGGCTCGTGAGCAGGCACAGCAAGTCCTGGAAGGCAACCTGCCTAACCCGTTTGCCGTGCGTGATCTGGACGAGATGATGCGTGCGCAAGAGGCCGCAGGCCGTAGTGCAGCACCCGCCTTGAGCGCAGCAGAGACCGAACGTGTTGCTCGTGGTGAGGCTAAGTTTGAAGCGCAGCCCCAGCGGGAGTTGTTTGGCGACATGCCCCAGACGGTGCGTGACACCGTGCGTAACTTCCAGAAGTTGCTTGAGTCTGGTCAAGTCCAGAAGCTGCGGGAGGACATCGAGAAGCGTCGTCAGAACAACATCGACGCGTTGCAGCGTCTAAGCCGGGAGCTACCTACCGCAACCAACAAGTTGCGCAAAGCCAAGGCGCACTACACGTCAAAGCTCAAAACAGCGCAGAGGTCTGGCACTGTGCTGCATAACTTCAAACAAGAGTTTGCAGAAGACCTGGGCGCTATTAGCCAGACGTTGCTGGCTCTCCAGGCAGCCCGTGATAGCGCTGCTATAGCAGTGCAAGACATCGAGGCCATCAGAACTTTCTTGCTGTCTGAACCAGCAGACGTGCGGACCTTGGTCAACGTAGGCAACGCGCTCAAACAAGAGCGTGCCCTGCGGGCAAAGCTGAAGCAAGCAGAGGAAGCACTGGCTGTTGGCAGAGAGTTAGAAGCCGCTATCAACGCAACAATTGCCGCCGACGATACGCTGGTCAAGCCGCTGCAAAAGCGCATGGAGGTAGCCAACAAGGATCTGTTCGCTGCGCAAGAAGATTTGGCCGAGGCGAACAAAGCCCTGCAAGCAGAAAAGCAACAAGTTGCCGCAGCTGAAGCCGCTGAAAAAGCACGTGCTGCCAAGGCAGAGGAAGAGGCCGCAGTTACCGATCAGACTAAACCCACGCCGGAACCCGTGTGGCGTGGTGCGCTACAAGCTGGGCGTGAGGGCTTGAACCTGCCAGGTGTGCGTCTGGAGAAAGACACCTCCAACCTCAAGCAACAGATTGCGGAAATCCGCAGTGCCATGGGTAGCCTGGACGAACAGATTGACAACGAGACAGACGCAGACCGCAAGGCTGAGTTGCAGGCAAAGCTGGACGAGCAGAAGCAAAAGCTGGATACCGTCTATGCCAACGCTCCGGTTGTTAAGACCGAGTTGCTGACCCGCAAGGCTGAGAAAGAAGCCCGTGAGTTTGATGAGGCCCAGGCCGCTGCCTATGATGCGGCTTCAGCGCGGCGTCGCAAGCGCAAGGGTGAGAAGGCGCCCAAGCTACAACCTGTTAAGCGTATTGGTGCTTACCGTGATGTAAGAACGAACCAGATCGTGCAGCCGCTCAAACCCACGCCGATGGTGGAGCCCGCAGCGGTAACGACCAACAAGCTCATCAAGGCCCGCAGCGACCTGGCTGAAGTGCAGCGGCGTATGACCTTCTTGAAGACAAACAAGAAGCACCTGGAGAAGGGCAAGATTTCTCCAACGTACCGCAAGCTGGAAGAAGACGAGAAGAAGCTGAAAGATAGCGTGGCCAAGCTAACGGCTAAACAATCGGAGACTGTTGCCACAGAACGCGCAGCGGTGTTTGAGACCCCACGCCAGCAAGCACGTCGTGAAGCAGAGGCAGTGGAACGCGAATCTGAGCGTTTTGCCCGTGGGGTGGAAGTTGCAAGTCCAGACCTAACACCGGATCAAGTTCAGGCGTTGGAGAACAACAAGCTGACGTCGGTGCTGTTTGATATTGCAGAGGACCCCAACGCCGACAAGCTGAACCGCGCTGTGGCCAAACGCCTGGCTACGATGTTGAGCGGAACTGACGTGGTTGTTCAGAACCGCCTATATGACAACGCGGGTGGTGAAGTGCTGGGTAGTGCTATTAGCACAAAGATTGAACTTAGCCGCAACGGCGGTTTGTCCCAGGAAGTTCTGCTCCACGAGGGCACCCACGCTGTTACCGAGCGTGTGATCAAACTATATAAGAACAACCCCGACAAGTTGACCGAGACGCAACGCGCTGCCGTGCGTGAGCTGACCGACATCCACAACGCGATCAAGGACGATCCAAGTATTACCAGCGCCAGCGCCAAGGGCAGCCTGTCCGAGTTTGCGGCTGAAGTGTTCTCCAACAAGAAGCTGCAAGAGCAGCTGCGTGCGAAGCCCTGGCGTCTGACTGACATGCTGCGGGCCATCAAGAGCATTGTTTTGCGCTTGGTTGGCTTCACCAATGCCGAGACGGAGACCATGCTGGGTGCGTCGATTACCGCTATTGATGCGTTGATGGTTCCCTCTAGCGCCAAGAACCTGGGCCGCGAGACCAAGCGTAGCCGCAAGATGTCTGCCAAAGACATCGCAGCGTTGCACACCGGTAGTAACTCAATGAAGCAGTTTGCCGATCAGTTCGGTGACCGCATCAAACAAAAAGACCGCACCCCCGAGGACGTTGAGCGTATTGCCAGCGACATTGTTTACGAAATGGGTCAGGACCTGGACAAGCTACTATCGGTCCCCACCGCAGATTCGCTTAACTACACCGCTCTTGCCACGATGTCTGACGGCAAGATATATGACAACGACAACCCGTTGCACTACCTTGAAGCGGAACCCGCTACGCATGCTGCTGTTAAAGCTATGGAAGACCCGGCTCTGCGCAAGCGGGAAGCAAGGGAAATTGCCAAGCAACGTAAAGAAGACTTTACAAACCTGGCGCAGTATTTCAGCGACAACTACACCAACTACACCGTTGCAGAAATGGCATTGGTGCTGAAAGCGGCTTCAAAGTACGCGGTGTTGTCGGGTAAAGACGGTAGGTTGCGTCTTGCGGAGATTGCAAACAACAACCGACACAACATTGCTGTTGTTGGAAAAGACGGCGCTGATGCGGTAATTGAAGAGCTGCGTCGCGGTAAAAACTTGAAGACAGCGTTTCTGGACGGGTTGCAAAAGGCCGCAGACAACAACGCCAAGAAAAACGAGCGGTTTAATGGGTGGAAGAAGTTTGACCAGGCGGCTGCGGGAGAAACAAAAAATTTGAGTGAGCTGTATACCGACGCAGAAATTAGCGCTGCGTTCAACAAAACAGGGTATGACACTGCTGCGTTTGGAGACGACAACGAGTTGGTTGAGCAGCTTATTCAAGACGGCCTGCTGGAAGATCGCCGCACTAATGCTGCAAGTTTAGAAGAAGCCGCAACCGCACTCAACGCCGGATGTGCAGGCACGTCGTGGTGTACGGGCGCAAGTGTTAATACGGCACGCGGCCAGATTGAACAAGGTGACTTCTACGTCTATTACAAAGACGGCAAGCCGGATGTTGCTGTGCGCATGAGCGGCAAAGACAGGATTGGTGAGATTCGAGGCAACACACCGAACCAGGCGCTGACAAAAGAACAGCAGCAAACCGCCGAGTCGTTCCTTCTCGCCAACGACTTCAAAGGCGCTGACAAATACATCAATGAAACGGCACGTAAGGCGCTGCTGATCAAACTGTTTTCCGACCCCAACTTCAACGATTACAAGGCGCTTGTTTCGTTTGGCGAGTTTGTTCGTAACGGCCAGCTTCGAGATTACAGAGTAAGAGACCTGCTGGATTTCTCGGCGTTTGGCGGATACGGCTTGGGGCGGCCATCTGACGCTGTATATGAGGCGCTTAAAAAACGACTGAAAGTTGTTGTACGTAAGGCGTATGAGACCAACAATTTTGTAGGCCAAGACATTCGTT